CCCTCCCCCCCCCCCCGACACGCGCTCCTTGATGAAATTGATGCGGGCCTTAATATCATTACCCGCAGACGTCGGACAAAGAAGCTCGGCGAGCAAGTGTCCTGTGGCAGGACAGGGATAAACCGTAAGCAGATTAGGCCAATACAAACCCCTATCGTGATTGAATGCATCATGTACGATCCTCGTTAGACGGTTACGAGCCGCTTCACTCGTAACGCTCGCTTCTTGTAGATACAGACGAAACCGCAGGCAGGACACGCGAGCCATTAGAAATACTGATCGGGACTCGGGGCGTAGTCCGGATAAAATTTGGTCAGAAGCGGCTTGTCATTCCAGTAGAACAGCCGTTGAGGATTGTACGGGGCTCGCATTGCCTGGATAGCCAGGGCACGGTCCTCACTGGACAGACCCGGCATGGTCAAGATCATAGCAAGCCTGTTGTCCTGTTCAGGCGACAGACTGGCTAGGACCTGGACATCACGAAGGATGTTCTCAGCCCGCTTAGACTGTTCAGGAGAGAAACCCACCCACTTCGGGATGTCACGGTACACACCGTACTGATCCTGAGCGGTTTCGTACTCCTGTTCAAGCGGAGTCATAGAGATCCGGCGCCGTTCTTCAATGTAGTTCCGGATGTTCGCGGGAATCGACGCCATGAAGCTGTCCTTCATTGCGTAGAACTGGTCATAGTCATCATCGTCAATGAAGCCGTTACCGTTGAAGTCAGTCGGCACGATCGCGTTGTACTGCGTCCAGGCAGCATCCGCGGGATCTTCGGGCATGACCTTCTCTTTATCAGCGATCGCCTTGAATTCAGGTACGTTTCGGAGACCGTTGAGGCCGGCGCCGTATTGAGTGCGAGCGGTGCTACGACCCTTACGCCACTGGATGATGTTGATTTCACCCGAGGCGAGGGCAGCGTCCAAGTCCTGTTGTGTAGCTGACAGCAAGCCCTTAGCGGTGTCGATCGCCCCGAAGTATGACGTGCGGGCCTGACGCTCAACCTTCTCCCCACCCGTCTCAGCGAATGGCGGAATAGCCAGGATGTCCTCAAATTCAGGCACGGACTTTAGGAGGTTAGCCCGCTGTAGGGAATTGAGTTCCTTGTAACGCGAGACCGTATTCTTGGCGGTTGCACCCTCAACACCATTCTGGGTCATCCAGGACGCAACACGCTCATGGACTTCCATAGCTGTGTCACTGTAGACCTTCAGGCCAGGAATCTGTGAAGCCAGGAGGTCCATTGCGGAGACCGTCTTCCGGGCCGTCATCAGTTCCTTCTCGTACACGTAGTCCCGGATGTCCTGAACCTCATTGGGGTACAAGTCACGGCCGAGTTCAAACCGCTTAGCAGCCAGGCGGTTCGCTACACGGTTCGCCAGGTTCTTCTGAACCTCACGATCACGGACGTCAGTCGTCGCACCGAAGAAGGGCAGGTTGATGCCGCGGGAGTCGTTAATCCCCATCATGGACGTAAGGTCTTGTACCCAACGCAGTTGAGGGATCACCCCGTACTTCAACTGACGATCTCCACCCTTAGCGCCAGGGATGCCGGCCTGTTCAGCAAAGGCAGTCCAGGTGTCCGCGGCTGCTTGTACGTGCGGCCCAGGCATGAAGCCAAAGAGGTCTAGCGTATCAAATAGCTGGTTCTGGAAGGAGTCTTCAGAGTCCACGAAGTTCTGGCCGGCCATAACAGGCAGCCAGGAAAAGCGCAGTTGAGGCGCAAACATCATGGCGCCACCACCAGGCACCGAGCCGAACAACAGACCGCCGCGGAACATGCCTTCGTCTTGAGCAGCCTGTGTAAAGTGGTTCATCCCGACAATCACGCCAGGACGGTGAACGAAGGTCTGTGCCAGGTACTTCGGAAGGTGCAACTGGAACGCAGCGAAGGGGAGGATCTCACTAATGACACCCTCGAAGTTCGTCTGCAAGTTGTAGTCCACCATGTACCGACGCATCGCCGGCAGACCCTCATTTTGCATCGCGTCTCGGTAGAGGGCTGACATCTTGGTCTTCACCGCGGTGCCTGAGTTGTCACCGATATTCGCCAGGTGATGTACGAGCGTTTGGAGCTTGCGTACTGCCTGAGAGTCAAGGTCCTGGTTCATCGCCAGCTTCATAGTCCGCTTGGTAGCGTCTTTCATGCGGTTAGAGAGGAACTGCCGGTAGTTATTCGGCATGACCTGTTCGACTGAGTTGTAGAAGAACTTGCCGAGGTCCTGGTAGTGGTCCTGGAAGTCCCGGAACATCTCTTTCGCCTCACGAATAGGCGGGTTGGCTTCAAGCAGTTTGATGTTCTCAAGCTCAGCCAGGAGGCCAGCGAACTTCGGGTCCTTCTCAGCAAGGGCAGCCGGGTTGCCGGGGATCGTAGTCAGTTCCCGCGGGATGTCACCGGAATCCATAAACCGGGCCATGACTTCATCGGCCGACTGTCCAGTCTGCTTCATGTACCCACGGACTGCTTCCTCAAGTGGCAGGTGCTCCGTAATCGTTTGCGTTGAGCCCGGCGCCTTTTCGTTCTGAATGATGTTCTTGAGCACGCGCCGGAACGACATCTGATCGACTTCGGTGCCAGCCAGGTTGAGTGCGTTGTCAACCATCCCCTGAAGCTCGGCAGCCTTAGCCACGATCAATTCACGTTGCGGTTGTACGTGAGGGAGGGATTCACCCAGAAGGCCGTAACGAGAGGCAGCCGTCTCAGACCAAAACTCTCGGGCCTTGTTGATGTTACCGACCTGGAACACTTCCTGTTCGAGCTTCTTAGCGGCCTGTGCAACTTCCATCTGGCGCCAGGATCCCTTGTTCATCATGTCAACCATGTGGTCCGCAAATTCGAGCTTGGCACCTTGAACACGGTAGAAGGTTGCTTCAGAGGATGCGCGGAAGTGACCCATCATGGAGACCATACCAGGAAGCTCACTAGTCTCATCGAACAGTTGCAGGGCCGGCTTGAAGTCTCCATTCATAGCAGCCAGGCGGTTCAGGGCAGTCTTCGCCCCGAGATCATCGCCAGCCTGTAGTGCCTGCTTGTACGTGTTGAGTTCCTCCGTCACGGACTTGAAGCGAATGGCGATCTGGTCAGACAAGTTGAGCCTAACATTCTCGTAAGCCAGGACCATCTGAGTTGACATTACATCATTCGCAGATGCAGCGTGGGACATCTGTGTGTAGACCAGCATATCCGTGGACTCCGATGCTAGCGGGTGTGACTTCTGGAACTGTTGCCAGAACGTCAAGTCCTGCTTGGACATCAGTTTACCGGCATCGAGAGTGGCGATGAAGCCCTCAATGACTTGCTGGTCCTGTTGTAGAGCCCGCTGTTGGCGGATCATATACGGTGTGTAAGCCTGTTTGATCTGTTCTGTCAGGCCAGCGATTTCCTGATCGACCTGGATTCGCAGCGCGTCAGTAGTCCACATATCCGGTGAAGCCACTTGCGCGCGGTTCAACATAGCCTGGCGCGTCTTACGGATTTCCTTCAACTTCCCTAATTCACCGATCAGCGTCTTGGTGTCTTCAGGCGTAAGGATGTCATCCATCACCTGAGAAAACCGCTGACGAGCCGCCCCCAGGTTCAGGACCTTCGAGCGCAACGCGTCATCCGCGTAGTACGGAATGTTCGTCTGAGCTTGAGCCAGGCCAGCGATCGTAGCGTCGTATACACCCATCCCCTTGCGCATGTTGGTCTCGATCGCCCACTGTGCAGTAAGACGAAGGTTCTCCGGAATGTCGTTAAGAGAAGCCAGCACGTCGTCCAGGACGAGCTTGTCCAGGCTGAGACCCTCGTCCAAGAAGGCCCGTGTACCCTTTGGGTCATCTATGAATCGAGCAGCCCGGTCCTTAAAGAACTTCTTGAGGGTCGGGTTGAGGTTCAAAGCATCCAGTTCGTCATACCAGGTCTTCAGGGGCAAGAGTTCACCGGCTGCAGCCGCGTCATTAACGCGCTTGTAGAACCCACGCGAGGCATGTTCCAGGGCAATCTGTGCCTGAGACGAGCCATCTACGTTACGGATTGTACGGTTGAAGAAGGTGGCGCCCGGGATGGACTCAGCCAGGTTCTTCGACGTCAAACCCATTGACGAAACGTAGTCCCCGCCGCCCAAACCAATAGCTTCTCCGAGGGTCGGTGAGGCTTTGGTCGGCGCCAGTTTCCGCCCGACAGCAAAATCTACAGCCGATTTAACATCGTCGCTTGTACCCTTTACAGAAGCCTTGAAGATGTCAAGTATCGTACCATCAGCGGCCGCACCGATTTCAGGCGGTAGACCGTGCTTCACCATGAAGGGGAGATCGGCACTCTGGCTCCCAAGGAACCGGAGTCCCCCAGCACGCCAGGTATTGTCACCCGCATTGATGAGCAAGAAGGGCAAGCCGGTCATGGTCGTGACTAGTGGACGGAAAACGTGATCGACTGCTTTACCTACCCAATCGTAAGCTCCGAATCGCATATCGCTTACCACCTTGGGGTCAGGAAGCACGCCCATATCCGCAAAACGGATAGGACGGATCATATCCTCAAGGGACTGTACGAAGACGTCTTCTGAGGTGTTTCCCAAGTCACTAAACACGCGGAGGAAAGCCTTATCGCCTCCCTTATCATCCCGAAGACCGACGATCGCACGCCTGAAGACCTCACGTTCGTCAACAGCCTGATCGACTGTGCGGGCTGTCCCGAAAGCTACGTCGTCCAGAAAGCGTCCATCCTGATAGAACACATTGCTGGCGATCTCAGTGATGCTTCGACCGCCCGCGGTAGCTTCACTCTCTTTCAAGCCTTGCATGATACCGTAAGCGGTACGGCGGACCTGCCGATTTGCTGACTTAGCGGTGGAACCTAAGCCCCAGGTCCCCAACCGTCCGGCCGCGGCATGGGTGTCCATGATCTTCCAACTGCGAGGACCAACAAAGCCCATCAGGGCCGTCATGCCTCGGAGGGGCGTGGACTTCCCTGCGACGTTTAGGATACTGGTAATCGTACCGGCTTTGTAGGGGATCTTAGAGACGGCGTTCACGGGCAGCGACAATGCTGTGGCCCAAATACCTTCAGCCAGAAAGTCAGCTTGTCCCATAAAGGATGTGATGCGATTCTTCGGTAAGACACCGGTCAGAAGGCCACCACGTAGGCCCTTTATAGTTGTGGGATCAGCAGATTGAAGGATCGCAGCATTTGCTTCAATCCAACTTTTAGGGAGGCCCCGCTTCTGGGCGCCTACAACGAAAGCCTTGACAGCATCGTCTGAGATCTCCTTACCTTGGAGGAAGCGGTTGAAGAGTTGAGAACGTCCTGGAATTGAATCAATTTTGGAGGCCAGCTTCATACGTTGGGTGAAGGTGACAGCCGTTGCCTTTACACCCTTACCCAGAGCCAGAGGCAAGAGGGCTTCAGCGCCTCGAATCGCAGGTGTCTTGAACAGACCCAAGCCGATATACATTGTGGGGTCGAACGCAAGCTCCAACCCGAACTTCAGAATCCCAGGAAGATTCGCTTCATTCCACCCGTCCCGAAGGTTGTTAACACTCAATGGTGTCCCGTGTGCCTGAGTGAAGGCGTTGGGGTCGTTCATGTAAACACCCAGGCCCAGAAGAGGCTTGGCGACGTACTGGCGCCCGACGTCCAAGGCTTCCATTGCCGCCATCATACCAGTAGTGAACTGTTTAGCGGCAAAGGGGAGCGCGTTGGAGAAGATCGAACCAAGATTGAATCCATCATCTTGTGAAGGCTCAATTTGGGGCGCTTGCGGCAACGAAGCAATGAGGCTCTGGATGCCCGGCGTAAAGTTAATACGCGGTGGAGGCATGGTCTTAGAAACTCAGGCGGCTAGTCTGGGCAGTCGGAATGAAGGACCTTTGGATGTCATTAAGAGCTTGTTCAATCGGGATACCGGTTTCAGACTGGTATAGCGCACCCAGGAACAGCTTTTCAGACGACTTCATGCCGCCCCACTGTTCTTGTGTGATTGACGTCAGGCTGGGAAGTTCGACGCCGAGGCCGCGCTTGAAGATGTCACCAGTCGGCGCCCCGGAAGTTGTCGGGGCCGTAGCAGTCGGGGTTGCTGTCGGAGCCGTCTGCTCTGTAACCTCACCTGTTTGGTAGTTCTGAAGGTCACTCCGTATGCCCTGAATACGTTGCTCAGTACCCGTCTTATTTCCCTCAGCGTCGTAAACACCAGAGAAGAAAGCACCCCCCGCACTCTTTTTGATGCCTAGATCACGGAGTTCTGTTTCACTCAGAGAGTACAAGTCTACGGTAGCGGGTGTAGACCCTGCTGTCTCTGGACTTAGGCTGGTCCCGCTCGTTACTCCCGCCCCGCCCCCACTACTAGGGGAGCCGCCACCTTCAGGCCCGAGAGCCGCGTTGATTAGCGCACCGGTATCCATATCTGCAGAGACGCCGCTACTACCACCAGTACCCCCAAGTTGTTCAGGGACACCAAAGCCGGGGAGGGTCTTACCAGCCAACGCTGCCTGAACGAACGGCAGGTTCGAGAAGATGTCAGCGATCGCACCGGAGGGGGCGCCGGCATTACGAGCCATGTAAGCAAGTTGGATGGCGCCAGTCGGAGAGGCAGCCAGTCCGGCGGCTTCCATGAGCATCTGTGTATTGGTCGTCTTTTCAAAGAAGCCCTGCTGACGTTGAGAGAGGGCCAGGCCGCCCTTAGCAAGCTCGTAGTCGTGAGCTTCAGAAAGTTGACCCAAGGCGAGTTGACCGCGGCCGAGTTCAAGCTGGCCGGCGGCTGTCTCACGTTGTATTCCAAGTGCCTCCGTCCGAAGGCCCATCTCCGCGGCGAATTGTGACGCTGACGCCGCCAACTGCTCACGCTGGAAGGACAGTTGGTTCTCCTGCATCCCGAGTTGCTGTTCAAGCTGGTCGTAGCTGAAGCCCAACTGTTCCTCAAACTGGATCTTAGAGAAGTCCAGTTGGTCCGAGAATGATTCCTTCGAGAATTCAAATTGCTCCTGTTGGAAGGCAAACGTCTGAAGGAACTGTTGCTGTGCCGCCTCTTGGCCTTTTTCCGACAAGCCGAACGACAACATGAATTGTGACGCGCTCTGGACCATCTGGTCGCGCTGAAGCTGAGTCGAAGTATCGAACTGCTCTTTCGAGAAGCCGAATTGCTGACTCCACTGACCAAGCTGGTCTGCCCATTGTGTCTTTTGGAAAGCGAACTGGTCCTGAGCCAGAGCGGCCTGTACTTCCTGAAGGTATGACGACCCGCTAGCTTGAGTAAGAGACGATTCGTAGATGCTCTTGAAGATGTCCGCAAACAAATCGAACGAGGACGTATCAGGCTCCGGCGCCGGTTCAGGCTCGGGTTGCGGGAAAATGTCTCCGGGCGCGTAATAAGGCATCTAACGACTCCAAGCCTTAATTTGATCTGCTACAGAGAGGTCTCGGGCCCCAGCACCCGGCGTACTTGAGAACCGACTGCCCTGGTCACCAAGGCTACCGATAACGCCACCGACGTAAGGCCCCTCACTAAAACCTTCGTCCAACGAGCCAAAGAACAGTTGTGAGAATTTCGGAGTCTGGAACATCGCAGACATGAACTGCAACCGGTTAGCCGAGGGGAGCATCTGAATGACAGACAGGATGCCCTCACGCTCGTAGTTCCGGCGCGCGGTCATAGTTTCGATTCGCTGTTGTTCCATGACAAGTGTCTGTTGTTCCATAAGGGATTTGGTCAGGTCGTCTTCTTGTGTCGCGGCACTCACCGGAGGGAGCAAGCCTGCCCCTATCTTAGCCAGACCCAAGGCGAAAGAGGGACTGCTATAATCGCCGTCCGCGGCGCTGGTGATGTAACTCAAGAGTTCCAGAGAGGCTTGTGTGCCGACGTCTGCAGTTCCATTATACAACGAACCGAGGAAGCCAGCGCCTTGCGTGATAGCATCCAATTCTTCGGCGGTAAGAGGTTGTCCAGCCCGCCTCTTTGCGGCCGCTGTCTTATACAGTTCGTCCAACCCGGCTGTCAGAAGGTACGTGTGGATCTGTTCTTCGATGGGGGAAGTATATCTCAGGTCCTCCACATCTTCGCGTGGATCGTCTGGGAGTTTACCTAACTGCGTAGGCACCCAAGGATACACTTTCTCCCACAACTGAAGTTTGTTAACTTCGGTAGCTGTAGCTAGGATCCCTGTACCGACTCCACGGATACCTTCTCGACCTAGCGTTTCCGCAATGTTCTTGAACTTACCAAAAACACCCATTACGCTTGCCCCTGAAACAACTTGATCGCCTTCACATAGACCTCACGCGCCATCGTAATCCCCTTCGGGCCGTGAGCAATGATAAGCTGGTTGAAAAGCTGTCCGCGTTGTTCAAAGTTCATCATCAGGTAGTGTGCCGCCAGTTCATCAGCCGAGATGGTTGATTCGCCGGGCATCAGAGCCAGGGTGTCATCTATGATGTCATTCATGGCCGCACCACGAGTCGCCAGTTCTCCGATCTGGTCTGGATTCGTAGCCATTAGCCCACCGCCGCCGTGGGAGCAACTGGTCCTGCGTTAGCTGTGGCGCCGACTGTTGGTTGCTCAGGCTCACCAAGGCCAGGCCGCACACCGGCCGGCTGTACGCCATTCGGGTTGCCAACGACTTCAGCAATGTTCGGTGGCTTCTGTCCGTCAGGACCGACCGCGAACATCTGAGCCAACTGTGCCAGTTCCGGTGGCAAGAGACCCTGTTGTGCAGCTTCAGCCAATTCGTCTATACGGCCGGCGCGCTGAAGGCCCTTCATCATAGCGATCGGCTGGTAGAACTGATCAAACTTCTCAATAAGGATCTGTGAGTCCTCGTCGTCGGGGTGCTCGACCTGGTAGCCCTCCTTCTGCACGCGGCGCCGGGTGATGTATCCGCCCAGATTACCCTTCGTCAAGTATTCCGTCTGGGTAATCCGGTCATCAGGCATGGGAGCGTTGATCTCTACCTTGAGGTTGAAGTTGTACCCCAAATCGCCAGGGTTGAAGTACAGGAAAGCCCCCTCTGTGACCTCACCAGTCTGAGCCGGCACGACGGTCGGAGAGTTGAATTCATCCATCTGACGCATCATGTAGAGCGTCGCTTTGCGAATCGCCCGCGCAGCCTGGTGGAGAATGGGCAGGTACTTCGAGTTGGCAGCCGCGGCCATATTCGTCCACAGCCAACCAGTAGTTCCGCTCGGAGGGGTCTTACCGGTCATCACATCTGACAGAGCGACCGACTGAAGGCTCTTGTTCACATCGTCAATCGCCACCATGAAGAGGTTGGAGACGTTGGCTGGGTACAGGTACTTCCAGTCCTCGTCTTGACCGACTTCCAGAACCTCGCCAAGCTGCTCTTCTTCCTGATCTTCGTCTCCGACATCAGGTTCCATACCACCCGGTACGTTCGCCCCGTGAGTAGTCGTGTGGACCAGGCGAGCGAAACCGTGCTTCCACAAGAAAGCATCGTTCTGTGTACGGAGATTCAGCTTCCTCTTGAAATCCTCGATAGCATTATAGAGCACCGGGAGGCCCATTCGGCCCGGATCCGGGCTTGACGTGACCATACCAAGCGCGAGGAAATAGGGAAGCTCCTGATTTTCTGCAAGATAGTCAACTCGGACTGGCGTTCCGTTAATGACATAAATACACCATTCACCTTTCTTCCAAAACTCCATGTACTCCACCGTGCGAGTAGCATTGATGACCATACTTGAGGTCTTGGTCTCAGGGACTTCATCCCACTCGTAACCTTCGTTAAGATACTCTTGAATCTCCTCTTCGGTCAAGCCGATCTCGACCGGGATGCGCAGCTTCTTGTTCTTGTCGTCAAAGCTCCCACCGAACATATCCGCCACTTCATAGACAGACAGTTGGTGACGTTCAAGGACCCGGCTCAGACCCTCAGACGTGACATCATAGAAGAGAGTATTGTACTCCGGAACGATGACGTCAAAGGGGATGTGCTCTGCCTTGAAGATATCTACGCGTTGGTTGTAAGCAATCTTGGACTCGTCAATCCCCTGAATTGGAAGATCATTCCAACGGTCGAAGCGATTAACGACCTTCATTACTCCGCCGCCATACGCAAGCTGTTGATCGTTCAGCAAACGGAAGATGGGGAGCAACTGACGGTCCTCGATCGCTAACCACAACGACTCAGCCAGGGCCGAAAGGTTCGATGCTTCAATACCACTTTCAGGCTTGAGCGACGTCGCCTGGAAGATGAACTTGGGGTAAACTGCCGAAAGGATGGCGACCAGGCGCTCAATGATCTCACCGGCTTCCTTGGATGTGACAATGGGGACGACTTCTCGGTGAGACGCCGGCAGGTAAGCCCGAATTAGCCCGTGCCGAAGCTCGAACATCTCCCGGTAGTTGTCATCTCGGATAGTGAATTTCCCGCGGATGTTGCCCAGGTAATCGTTGGCTTCCTGCCCCCAATTAACCCAATTACGCCATTCGGGGGACCGCATGATGTCCATGCTGACCTGAGCCGTAGAGCTTCTCCCCATCGGAGAGAACCCACCGCCTATTCGGGACTGAACATCACTGATACTAGTTAGCGCCATCTAACGTTACGACTCTTCTTTCTCTTTTGATGAATGGGGAACCAGCTTCGGGCCCACAGAGCGTGAGCCATCGCCAGCACCCGGTCGTCTTTGTAGCCCGAGAGCCCACCCCATCTAGTCGGGCCGGTCTGTACGAACGTTGAAATCTCCCGCCAAAATTCCGGGTCTTCAGCATGGAGACTACGCGTGTTGATCCACGTAATCAAGTTGCTGATGACAAGGGTCTTAGTCTTCGGCGTGAGCGTCAACCCAATCTTCGGGTCCTTAGTCCTCTCAGCATCGGGCGTGAAGTGACGATCGTCGTAACGATAGTAATTCTTGAAGCCTGCAGCTTGGAGGTACGGAATGAACCCGGCACCAGCGGCATTGCGCTCGATGCACAAGAAGGGGTTGTACTCAAGGAGGATCTGCGATATTTCTGGCGCCGCTTCGGTTAACTCAAGACGGCCGTCCCAGGACGCTACCAGTTTACCATATAGATCGAGTATTTTCAAGCTAGTGCCATCTGGATTTCCGGATTCCCCGACCCCCTGAGCCATGTCCAGACCGGCGACGTATTGGCCCCGCGTCTTAGGCTTCTCCCACACCTGACCGCGGCCGTCGTACAATTTTGCCGGGGGCCGATCGTGATGGAGTTGTTCGGCCAGGCGGATCTGTTCTTGGACATATTCCTGATCAAACGGCGAAGATCCGGTCTTCGTAAAGGCTTCCGAGTCATTCCGGGGGTACTCCTGGAAGAATAGTTCCTCGTGGCCGATATAGTCCTTCTCTTCGTGCTCGTACCATTCCTTCGTGCGATGAGGCACGACGTCATAAGGAATGAAGATGGCACGGAAGTTCGAGGCTTTCTGTTTGGCAAGTTGCCACTGCTTGTGATACTCATTGCCGGTCCCGTTGCCTGTGGAGATCAGGAAGACCTTACCTCCACCTTCCAGAGTCGGCTTCAGGGCAGCGAAGTTGTCCTTGGCATATTGGTGAAACGCAAACTCGTCCAGGACCACAACCGTCGCGGCTCTAGACCGACCGCCGGCCTTTGTCGCAGCCAGGCACTCGATCTTATTCCCATTCTCCAACTCAAAGGAGAACGTGTTATCTGCCAGGATCGGCATAGCCAACTCGGGGGAGATCTCCGCCATATTAGCATGGATCCGCGGGATCTTCTCAAGCAGGTACGCCGCGTCTTCTTTGGACTTTGAGAGGACCAGGGCGTGCTGAGAGTGTTCCGGCTTGAACCGGATCTGATGATAGACGTAGTGCATCGTGATCGTAGAGATCCCGGTCTGTCGGGCCTTCAGTACGATCAGACGGTCCTCTTTCGCCATGAAGTCGGCAAAGTCCCACTGGAACGGCCACATCTCGTCTTTGAAGGGCCGGACGCCGATCTCACGCATCTCCACGATGCCGTAATTATACAGCCACCAGGGGAAGTCTTCAAGACACTTCGCCTCAAGAGACGCACGCCGAAGATCCGGCGAGAGATCGTTAATCGTCAGTGGTTGACTTGTCATTCTCTTCTTCTGTTATGGGAAAGGGGACCAGGTGCCGCACACCGCCCCGGTCCTCAACGCCGCCCTGTTGGATGTCAGGGCGCTCGTCTATGAGTTCACGCAGGAAGGCTTTAACGTCAGGATCAGTCAAACCAAGGCCGGGACCTCCGGACGTGTCATTGTCAGCAATCTCACGGAACCAGTCCAGGAAATACTTGATGACGGGCCAGAAGGGGGGAACGGTGTAGATGACCTCATCCACTTTACCCGTTTGCCGGTCTGTCTCGAACTTTTGGATGGTTATACCGTTGGCGAGAGCAAATGCAGTCTCCAACAGGTCCTCAACGTTTTCGAGCAGCTTCTTCTTGGTGTCGTCATTCAGCGTAGAGAATTCGGACGCCAGGGCTTTAGTAAGACTGGCCGTGATCTTCGCAAAGTCTTCCCTGCGAACAATCTGATCCGGCTTGAGGTCAGGCTTCGGTGACATCGAAAGAGGAGGGTCTACCCGCCACGGGCTCGGCGTCGAGCAGCAATCCTAGCCATCGACCCTGAAGCTGCCGTTTGCTGACGTCTGGCACCACCCCCGCCTCCTCGTACAGGACGAGCAGGCGCACGTCTAACAGGCCGACGTGACGTCCGTGGTTGCTGCCTTGGCGCCTGTTTCTTCGCCTTGGTTATTACGTGGTCGGGTCTACCCCGCGGGCCACGCTCATCATATTGCCCCGATACAATCTCTTGCGGTTTGGGGCGGGGCCGGGCTACACCTTGAGAAGTAACGGCCGGGCCTGAGTCAGCCCGCACCGGTTGAATCGAACTTCCCAGCCTCATATCATTGCGAGCGCGAGTTACTGGATTTCGTGGATTTCCTCGCGGCGGACCGGATGCTCGGATTTCCTTAGCTCCCAACTTTTCTTGCAGTCCAGGAATGTACCGGTGGTCCCGTGGTTGAGTAAAACGATCGCCACCACTTGGAAGCTTACGCGACCCGGCCCGGAGACCACCAGCGGCCTTATATTCTGCGACCGATCGCCCGCCAGTCGGGAGCGCGAATGCATCACTGTAAGCTCGACCTTGAGATCCGGCACTCTGTCCCCGCCTGTCCATAGCGAGGAGTTGCTGGAATGAATCTTGAGTGCGTTTAACTGAACGGCCGCGTCGTTGTGTAGCCATATTTGAAGAAAGTCTCCTGAATTGAAATAACCCGAGGGTCTATTTCAGTCTACAGGAATATAGGGCTAGGTGTCAAGAGAAATTGGTTGGCTAATCAGCTACGTGGTCGTCAGGAACCGTCCGGTTGTCTGTGGAATAGAAGCCCGAGCCCTTGAAGATAATCGCCGGCGTACTGATCTGACGTATCGCGTCCAAATTACACTCAGCCGAAGTACAAGTGATCTGACTCTTCGCTGAGAAATCATCTTGCAGGGTTGTCAGATGTCCGTGAGCACAGACGTATTCGTAGATCGGCACTAGCGCACTTCGTCTACGAAGCCAATTTTCATGCACTCTTCACTGTCAAGCCACCAGTCCGTCCGCTCCCAATGCTTCTCGAAGTAGGAGGCCGGCTTGTTCGAGCGGTCAGCGAAGATCCCGAGCACGCGCTTGGAAACCAGCTTGAGGAACTTCACGACGTCCTCGATCTCACCGATCTTACCGACGGCGCCAGAACTGATCTGGTGGATCAAGACGTAGGACTCTTTACCGATGACCCGAATGTCGCCGGCTTGGAGAAGGATGCCAGCCATACTCGCAGCGTAGCCGTTGGAAACCGTCGTGACCTGGTGGCCGGCCTTACGGATCGCCTGGATGTGATCGAATAGGGCCATGCCAGCCATGACGGAACCACCAGGAGAGTTGAAGACGATCTCGATGCCGCAGCCCGGATCAAGCCGGTCCCAGAGGGTCAACTGATCCATGCAGATTGCAACGGAGTTCTGGTCGATCCCACCAATGTAGTTAAAGACGTGATGAAACTTGTTGGACGCCAGGCGTTCCTTCTCAATGCGAATGGCGCCGGCAAGCTGAAGATCGCCTACTGCACCTTCCAACTCGAAAGCGTAAGCCTCTGCATTAGCCTTGCGCGCGTCAGCGTTGAGCTTCTTGATGAGCGCCGGGACAGCCTTGGCTGGAATGTTCTGCGACATAAGAGATCTCGCTTTCTATTCGTACCAGACGTGAGCCTGGGACACTACCGGGTCAGCAGCGCCGCCAGTTTCCGTGTTGGCGCACCAGGCCACAGGCCAGAGGTCGTCCTGCGTCACGAGTGTCCCCTGTGCGACACCATCGATGTACCAGGTCACGACGGCGCCGGTAATGCTGATCTTGAACTTGTGCGGGTCCGTGTCGAAGACCGCGACACTGGCATCGACTGTGCCGTCGCCCCGGATGATCTCGAAGTTGGTCGCGCCCTGGCCGATGAAGGCCATCATATCGGCGTCAGCGGGAGATCCACCCCCACCGCCTGCTTCCAGGAAGCCGAAACCGGAGGCGTTCTCATCGGCGTTGACCGCGAACCGCGCAAAGACTTCCATGTTGAGAGTCACTGGCAAGTAACCCATGATGTTCTCGAAGATCGTCGCGGCTGCGTAGTCTCCGAAGATGAAGGGCGAGATCAGGTGGTCGTTGGCTGCGTCAAAGTTGAAGCCCCCGGTTGTACCGGCATCAGCGATGGGCGAGCCCGAGAGGAAGTCCGCGCCGGAACCGGCTAAGTAGGAAAAGCCCTCGCCTTCCCAACCGTGGGTCTTCAATTCGGTTGCTGACCCTCCGGCGGGAATCTGGTCAGCGTTATTGCAGAACAGCCAGAAGTCGGTGCCGGGGTTAGAACCCCACTTCCGCGGGTCGAATACGTGGACGCGCCCATCGGACGCCGGGAGGATGATGTCGTGTTGTCCAGGCATCTTAGTAACCGAACTCCGCGAAGCACACAGCGTCTCCGCCGGTCGCAATCGCCCGGAACTTCACAAGCTGGTCCTTAGAGGTCAGACGGATGAACGCGCCGACCGGGATCAGGAACCCGACCGTAGCCGTGGGGTCCGTCGCGTCGAAGCGGTACCGGATTGGATTGCCTTGTACTTGAACGATTGCATGCCTGTTATTCCCATATGTTCCAGCGGTCAATGCGACTGCCACAGAGTTTGTGACAGCGAGGGGTTCGCCTGCGTTGTAAGATCCACTCATACCTATATGTTAGGTGATCGAGTGTGGGACTGTCAAGGACACTGCGCCCTCCTGTTTGTTCCAGATGGTCTTTCTCCGGTGACACACAACGCAGAGCACTTGCAACCTATCCGGAGGCCATCCATGATCCCGCAACCACCGTAATTCGCGCCTAGGGTCCTTGAAATGCTTACGCCAAGTCGATCCGTCATTATTGATGTGGTCTAGGTCAAGTAGGATAAATTCGTCACAACCACAACAGACGCACTTCCCGCCGTAGGCTGCAATCGCTTTTATACGGAGGGTTAATTGCGCGTTGGGTGTGTTGCGGATGCGGGTACGGTTCTTCTTATACCAGCGCCGGCTGTATTCATTCGCCCCGAGCGCCGTAGGTCCGTCTGTCGTGAGTGGTCGCCCCATACTTATATTATAGAATAAATCCGTCTTCAAGTCTACTATAAGAAGGGCGCCTGAGTTCAATTTCTAGCCGAAAAAATTAAATGGAGGGCGCCAGGAGTCCCAAGAAATTCTCAGGAGAAAAATACATTCAGGGCTCACTGCGTTCGCATATTACTTTCTCAATATCTGCATCCGCGTTAACCAAACCTTAACTTGAAATCTTAACCGAATCTACACCGTTATGCTGTAATAGTGAAGAATTGGTGAAGGAATGGTGGAGGCTTGGTGTCAAGTTGGTGAATAATCTGTAACGTGAATATTCATTCACCCGGCCTTGCCTGGATGTCTACTATTTATTCACCTGGCATTGCTATACCTATATTAATATCATGTATTTGTCCACTAATACATGCTGGTTGACAAGTGAACAACGGTGAACACACGGTTACAGATAGGCCTGACTTTATTCACCCAAATGACTTGACAAATGCTTGCGTGACAGGGTGAGATCAGCTTACTATTAGTAAGTGCCTTACCTGATGTTAGGAGCTTATGAAGCGTAAGATGCTTACGAAAGCGGAGCTGTGGCTCCCCTGCCGGGTCTGTTGGGTTCTCTTCCCGGCTCGCAGGGCTGATGCGATTACTTGCTCGACAGCCTGCCGGAAGGCGAAGTCTAGGGCTAGTGTCACAGATAACCTTAACCAATCCTGACCTGATTCTTACGATTTCTTGTCCCTTCTAGCTTGCGTCCGTGCTATCCTGTGGGCAGTCAAGAGAAATGAAAGGAAAGCACGATGACTGACACGCACTACGACTACGACAAGCAAGCATGGACGCGGGATGGCGTCTACATCACTTGTGGGCATCCTGATGCTTGCGACTGCTACGGCAAGGCCCACGCGGGCGAACCAGCGCCAAGTGTGCACTCACCCATGACAAACGATCCACGCGACCGCGTACAATGCTCTGACTGCGATAGGGTATTCGCTAACCTGATTGAACTTGACGTGCATAATTGCGGCCCGGCGGCGAACGAATGCTGCCCGCTTTGTAACGGCGCAGGCGAAGCTCTCACATGGTATCGTTGCCGCGACTGTGGCAACACCTTTGAAGCGGAGGTAGACGTATGAACAAGCAAGACCCCCACGATGCCGGCTGTAAGGAATGGCATTGCCCGGACTGCGATAGCCTCAACTTCACATGCCAAGCGGAGGATAACGATTTCCCTTACGTCTGTGTGGATTGTGGCGCAGAGTTTGAACTAGACAAGTCAGACAAGCGACTGTAAGGTAAGTTAGTACAAGGAGGCAAGACAATGAGAATCCAGAATACGGTGATCGTTTCAGTCTACGGTGGCGTGGTACAGGACATCGCCACGGACTTAGACCCGGACGGGGTACGGTTTATCCTCGTTGACCATGACAACGAACAGGACGACTTCAACAACGGACATGAAGATGTGAACGCGAGCCCGATCACGGCCGTATTTAACGCTGAGCGGCGGCGGGAGCTTGGCATAGACGACTGTCGGGCCGACGCTGACGCACAGTCTCACCACGAACATGGGGTGTCGGACTGTCGATCGCCTCAACTCTGGCGTCGGCAAGTGACTGACGATCTAGAAGGGTAGGCTATTAAGCATGGGCATCTACTGGAACAGCTACGGCTGGGACTGTTCGGATTGTAGTGATTGGTATACAGTTTCAACTGGCCCGATCCAGACGTGGAGCGCGGAGGCACAAGCAGCCGCCATTAAGGCTGCATACGACCACGCCCGCAATTGCCCGGCGCTAAACGAGGTCGGCCAGCAACCACGGGACTACAGTAACGAGGCGATTGACCGGCTTAACCGGGCCATCCAAGAGGCTAATGAGAGTGACTTGCGAGAGTACGGGGCGTATAATGAAAGGGTGCCAAATACACTCCCACCTTCTGACGACCACGAATGGCTTGACCAGTTCAGCGGCTCATTCCCGCCTGACAATCAAGTCTCACCCGCTCCCGTTAACACTAACCTGCGCGGGCCTGACTTAGCACCCGAAACTATCATGGAAGGGATCACGCGGGTCTTGAAGGCTGATCTCCCGCGCGCACAGAAGCAAGCGAAGGTCAAGCCGCACGAGAACTATCGGCTTGACCCGGAGGATAGAGTTGACGGGCACCCAACCCGACCACGTTAAGCCTAATTGGGGGATTTGTCCAGATTGTGGACAGGCCGTTACCACAGATCAGTACCGGAAATGCCGTGTCCGCTGATCCCGTCATGGCATTCTGCGCGGGTTGCAAACGGAACACAGCCTGCGTAGAATACAAGAAGCACCCACTCTGTAAGAAATGCTGGCCACGACGCAAGCGCATGTTCGGTAAGTAACAAGGTATCCTCGTCTATAGAGGCGGGAGGAGGAGATTAATATGGGCTCACAAACCTACGTCCACGGGAAGATCACGCAAGTGAAAGCAGAAGTATTGGAGGGTGGGACGATGCCCTTCCGTATCGTTGCGGGCGAGATCGAGGTCGTTTGGTTCCCGAAGAAGGCCGACCTGCCCAGTCTGATAGATAGGCTCCGACATACAATTGATCAACTGGCGGCGATTTACTACAACCGCACCACGCCGGTTGCTCGTGGCTTGGCCGTACCATTCGATCCACCGCTGCCGCCTACACCTGACGAGGAGGAGGAGTCCCGTTGTCTGGCGTATCCTTCACATGGGGCTAGTCAGTATCCCGACTGTCCGAGTCCGGAGGATGAGTCCGATCCAGACGAGTGTGGCCATAAGCCGGGGGAAGATCATATAACGTGTGTAGTCTGTGGTCTGTGCCGAGAATCCTTGGACGCCACTGACACCTGTCCTGACTGTCTAGTCGCCCGATGATCGTCTTCCCGAAGTTCTCTCACTGCCTGAACAAGTGGCCCGGTCATCATCGCTGCCGTAAGGTATTCCCTCATGCTGGGCCGTGTCGCTGCCGGTGTCGGGCTAGGAAACCCCGATGGTAGACAGATGCGACAGAGGCGTCATTCAAGACGGCGTGGATATGGCCGGGCCGCACTTTAGGGTGTGTCCTGGCTGCCAGTCCTGCAAACCTGACGTACACCGAGCGCCTAAATCCGGGATGCACATGTGGGCGATCGACTGTGTAAAGGTAGACGCTTGGGTAGAGGCGCTTGAGATCGAGCAGGGTCGCTATGATTGTGACCTCACTGACGGTTGGGTGTCGATTGACCTTGAATGTGATCGCGTAGAGATTGCTTGCTACAAGCACTTCTGGGAAACGCAGAAGACTGTGCTGGTGGAGGCACTCCGGGCTCTCGGTATTGTCTATGGTGACACCGGCTGGCACTACTTCGCTTGCCCAACACGTCACGGCTTCAAGGATTGCGATAAGAAATGCCTTGACGCTCAAGTTGCCTTGGAGGGAACGAAATGATTCACTCGTCTTGGTGTACCTATTGCTGTCATGCTGAGCAAACCTGTCTAGAGAAGCTGATGGGCGCCACTCCCGAGGAGCGCAAGGTTCGGATGGACAAGGCACTCGGCGTGCCGGTCGTGTCGGTTATCGCCGGCCTGGTCTACGGCGTGTTCTACTTGGGTGTACTCTTGACCATAACCTTCATCCTTCTGTATTACCTCGCAGCCGGGGAGCCCCCGTTCGCATGATCTGTCCTGACTGTGGTATCAGAGAAGGGGACGAACGTCATGCCCCGTGGTGTAGAGCTAACCGATGATCCTCAGTAACCTCACGATCCAAACCGCAGCTTCATTCGGCGCTGCTTACCCTGGTGCTGAGCGGGTCATCAAGCATGAGGGAAAGGGTGTCTTCGGGATCACGTTCCCTTGTTACGAGCACCCCGAGACCAACCGGGATGATTACCCACCGGCTGAACCTGAATGTATCATCTTACTCAACGACAAGCGAGCGTACCATCTGGATGTTGAACAGGAGGTATGGTTCCACGAAGAGGCGGATTGGTTCAGGTATCGAGCCCGGAAGTATCATCAGCCCTGGCGGGGGTTGAAGGACGTAGTAGAAGCAGCGGAGGTTGAGCTTCGGCGCCCGTGGATATGGGCGGGTATGTTGAAGCAAGGCACCATCACGCTACTCGGTGGCCCCCCGAAATTGGGGAAGACAACGGTGATTTTTGATTTCCTGTACGCAATGGCGACGTCGCAGCCTACGTTCTTAGGTATGCCCATGAGTAAGGCCAACGTTCTCTACGTCACTGAGGAGGGCGAGGTCCCACTTGCTATCAAGCACCAACTGTATCCTACTCGATTAGGACCGCTCGCCAAGGCCGGGTACATGGCGTTCCTAACCGCGGAGGATGCGGGTGAGTCCTGGGATGACATGTTGAAGCTACTCGAACGTGCTGTTCAAGAATTGCCGAGCACGCCGGGCTTCCTACCGCCTGGCTTTCCTTTGTTGGTGGTGATTGACACGATCGGTTTCTACATGGACGCGGAGGATGAGAACAGTAGCGCACAGACTCGGGCCCAGATCAAGACGCTGGTCAAGCTAGTGCGCCGGTACAACTTCGCGGCCTTGCTAATTCACCATACGCGCAAGGGTAGCAGCGACAAGTATGGATACGAGACGTTGGAAACGCTGCGAGGGTCGTCAGCCTTCGCCGGGAATGTTGACACACTGGCTGTCCTGGGTGGGGACGGCAACAACAATCAGCGTTGGCTATTCCGGATCGGCCGGCTGTTCCCTAACCCGGACCAGCCCCTTCAGCTAAGGTATACTGATGCGGCTGGGTACGAGGTCCTGACGGAGACTGAGTGGGTTCACGACCATGCTGACCTGATTGAGCAGATCGCGGCCGTGTACTTGATTGACGCGGATGCCAGTGAGCGGAAGGTCACAAGTGAGACAGGGATAGCCAAGACGACGGCGCACAGACTGAAGCCATATGCTAAGGCGATGATGGCCGGCGAGCCCATGCCTGTACTATGGGAAGAGGAGAAGAAATGATGAAACCCAGTGAGTGTCGTTCCTGTCAGGCCAAGTTCGAGGCTGACCTGCTCCTTCAAATGGAGATCGCGCACTCGGCTCAGCTATACGGGCCGGAGCGAGCGGAGGCCGAACTGAACGAGTTGTACGAGGACTTCCACCCTGAGCATGAGGAGGAAAAGAATAAGGAAGGGGAGTAATCTTGGGGAGTCTGGCCCATCGGGTGGTCCCCGCGCCCTGACCCCTGGAAGGGCTTGCGGGCTAGGACCGCGCCTGCTGGAGCCAGTGTACCGCTGAACCAGGGCATTGTCAAGGGTTTTGAGGGGTATTTCCAAGGCAATTTCCATCGATTTTGGGTGGTCCAACACAACCTGGACCACTTGGACCACTACTGAGAGGGTGGTGGACCATTAGTGAAAGGCGGCACACACATATGAATCCGGAAATTTTCTCGAACCTCGGGCCGAAGTATAAAACACCCAGGCCCATTCAATCAGCCATCCTCTCTAACTTAGAGCGAGATCAGCCTCGGATTGCGATGGTTGAGGCGCCGGTTGGTATAGGTAAGAGTGCCGTGGCTGTGGCTTACGGCGACATACTCACTCCATCTGATGTCGAGACGATCGATCAGTCTGTGATCCTGGCCGCTACGATCTCACTTCAAGAGCAGTACCGGGATGACTTCGAAGGTATGCGCTTGGTCAAAGGCAGAGGGAATTTTCCGTGTACGTTGAACGGGTTGACCGCGGCCGATGGCTGGTGTCAGTCTCACCCGAAGGAACGATGTGACTCTCCGTACTATGCTCAACGCGAGGTCGCGCAAGCTAGCCGGCGTGTCGTAGCCAACTACGCGCTATACCTTAACGAGATGGCCTACACCAAGGGATTCCTCGGCCGAGATGAAACGCGCCCGCTGTTACTGGTCTGTGATGAGGCTCACCAACTATTGAATCAACTGACGGAGTTCGAGACGGTCCGGCTGAGTACCAAGGCTGCCGATAAGCTGGGCCTGGTCGTCTTAGGTGAAGGCTGGGCAACAATTGGAGACGCCATAGCTTGGTGTAATGAGAACCGGCAGGTAATACGAGAACGTATGTCCGATGCTGTTACACGCGGAGACCCGCTAGCTCGCGATTGGATTGCGATGGACCGGAACGTCCGAGCCTGGCGCTCCCTGGGTGATGACTACCTCCCCCTTGAGACCGGTCAGGAGATCAAGGCCGCTCCTCTCTGGCCTACTCGGACTGCCAGGACGTTGTTCAACTCGGCCGAGCATTTCCTTCTGATGTCTGCTACACTGTACGGAGGTCACTTGCTCGGGCAGTTGCTTGGGTTGGAGAATTCGGAGTACGAATATTACGCGAGTCCGTCCCCGTTTGATCCCCGTCGCTGGCCTGTCCATGTCCGGCCTGTTGCGAGTCTGAGCTACCGTGCAAGTGATGACGAATGGAACCGCATGGCCCAGGAGATCCACCGGTACATGCACGAATATAGGAATACGAGAGGAGTCATCCATGTCACAGCCGCGCGTCAACTTAATCGTCTCTTACACAGTACGGAAGGGTGTGAATCATGTCGAATGCGGCTCATCCGGCCAAAAGGATCGGATACGAGACGGGGCAAGACTCGTGCTGAGCTTCTACGAGAGTTTAGGAGTGCCGGTCCCGACACATGGCTCGCTCACTATTGCCTGGACCCGTCAACCCGAATTCTCTACGCCGACGGAAGTTGGCGCCTCCTCCGGGATGCTAAAGAGGGGGATGAACTTATTGGCTTCGATGAAACACCGCCTGATGAGGGGAAATGGCGAAAATTAAGGCGCACAACGATCACATCCATTGGGCCTGAAGACGTTGATACCTACCGCATCCAGACGGATCAGGGAGTAACACACGCCAGCGCAAACCACGCCTGGTTGATGGCTTATCCCCGAAAAGGATGGCAGAAAACTCAGGACCTCAAACCTGGGCACAAAATTCGCTTCTTGGGTCAGTGGGATTATGATAGCGCACCCTACCTGGGGGGCTTACTCGATGGGGAGGGCTTCTTGCGTCAAGCAGAGTTGTCCGGGGGTGGTGTCGGGTTTGGGCAAAACCCCGGCCTTGTCTTAGACGCTTACCGGTTTCATCTTGAGGCTCAAGGTATCCATTACACTGAACACACCGGTCATGCTTCTGTTCAAGTAATAATGGTTAGCCGCCTGCCCGACCGTTTGAAATTACTTGGCATCGCGCCCAGCTTGCGGTTACGACAGCGGTACTCAGATTTATGGGAAGGGAAACGGGCTGCTTCGCCCTACTACGCTACAGTCTTGGAAGTCACATCCGTAGGTAATCGCCGGCTAATTGGTTTAGAGACAAGTACATCCACGCTGTTTGCTGATGGGATGTTCTCCCATAATTCAGTGGGAGAAGGAGAGTCATTTGATGACGATTCCGCCCGTATCCAACTCATCGCCAAAATCCCCTTCCCTGATCTCTCGTCTCCGCTCATGCGTCTTCGGAAAGAAGAACCAGGAATAGGTAAGACGTATTACGCTGCGCTCACGGCGGGACGGGTTGCCCAAACAGCCGGCCGGATTATGCGGCACTCTAAAGACTTCGGCGAAACCATCATTTTGGATGGCGCCTTTCGTAACCTCTACCGTTACAACAAGTCCTTGTTTCCTGGTTGGTTCCATGATATATTAGATTAGTAATGTCCTGTCAACGACATAAGCAATTACGACGTGAGGCGAGTCGCCGTTATTATTACAAACACCACGAACAGCGAAAAGCTGAGGGTCGTGAGGCTATGCGTAAACGATATGCCGCTAACCCCGAAGCTGAACGCCGGAAGCTACGTGAGTATCGACAGCAAGTTCGACGCGAAGTTCTTACGGCTTACGGAGGTAGTTGTACCTGTTGTGGGGAAGCTCAGTATGAATTCCTGGCTCTGGACCACAAGTATGGTACGACGGGGAAAGCCCGAGCCGCCGAGCGCAAGAGTGGAATTTCCTGGTATCTCAAACTACGACGGGAAGGCTACCCCGATCACATTCAAATTCTCTGTCATAACTGTAATGCTGCTAAAGGTTTCTACGGGGCGTGCCCGCACTCGGCTGGCTAAAGGACGTGCTGGTATGGTAAGCTGTATGGGCCCGGCTATTCGGTCCTGGGTGGGGGCGTCGGGTACGGATTTCTGAGGTCACTGGCTTCAGGGCTAAATGTGGGTTCGACTCCCACCGCCCCCACCAACTGAAATTGAATGAGGAGAGCATGAAACTACTAGATACCTGGGTTGGCGTTAATGAAACCTGGTGCCGGGCTCGTCTTATGGAGGGTTGGGGTGGCCTAATCCAAGGCGCCGGCTCGGGTGGACGAGCAGCCCCGCTCTACCCGACAATGCAACGTGAATGTGCTCGTTCGTTGAGTGCCATGCGTCGGGCTGGTGGTCTGACCGCGGCCTACTTCAACACGAACCCCTGGTACTCTCCTCAACAGACGCTTGATGACGCTCTGCGGGCGATCGGTGCTGAGCTTGAGCACCTGTCGTTCCTCGTAATTGACCATGAGCTTTCTCCGGTGCCGGCGACGAGAGCTGGGGCACAGGATCTTGATGATCGGACACACGAACTGATCCGGTTGACTCGAGACGTAGCGGCTCCCTGGGGTATCCCGATCATCGGGTACTCTGCCGATTGGTTCTTAGGGTTCCTGGGTACATTACTCGGTCGGACGGGGCCGGATAATCTCCGGAATTGGTATGCCCTGGATGGGTACTGGCACGCTCGGTACGACAACATACCTGACTTGCGTATGGGAACACCTACCTGGGCGATGGCTGAACCAGTTGTCGGCAAACAATACAAAGGAACCACCATCCTGGGCGGCAAGGTTACGGACCTCAACGTCTTCGACGGGGCCTGGATACACGAGATCACCCAGGCCCCGGTAGAGCCAACACCGCCCGCACCACCGGAAGAACCGGAGAAGGAGACTAACATGATCTTACTAATCGGCCGAGAGGGTGACGGCGGCGGCATCTTCACGCTCGACGGCAAGCACTTGAGCCTACCCGAACTAACCTCAATCCGCTGGGTAGCTGAACAACAAGGCGCTGACGTTCTCGTGCAAAAAGTAGATGCACACGATCCCTTCTTTACTGAAGGCGCGATCACGTTCCCCCACGGAATCCCCCGGCCATGACCGAGAACGAACTGGCTCCGGGCGGACACGAGGAGCCTGAGAAGCCTGACACGCCTGCCTGGGATGCTTTAGTCGAGGAGATGATGACTCAGTTTTGTGGGGCGCACATCTCGGGGGGCAATCCACACGATACTGTACTTCAAAGAGCCGCGTTGACGGCATTTCTTGCTGGTTTGATGTTAGGGGTTGATATCCATTTCAAACACAGCTACGATGCTGAGTTGTTGTTAGCGGAGTACATTTCCGGCCAATCTCCTCCTGCTCTGTACTCACACATGAAAATGACGGAGGACGTTTCTGAGTTGGTACGCACTGCTCACATGGGACACCCGGACGGACGGTAATGGCAAGCTACGAGACTCTGAGTAGTCTGGTCCGGGCGTGTGAAGCGTGTCCTCTTCATACTCAAGGGAAGGGTGTGCCGGGGGAGTACGTTCACTCAGAGCCTACCTTCATCAAGCAGCGTGACTTTACTATGATGGTGATCGGTGAGGCCCCCGGGGGCACAGAACAGCACGCCGGCCGGCCCTTCATTGGATCATCGGGCCAGCTACTCCGGACCATGCTTGAGGAGTGCGGGTTGACGTCGTACTACATTACGAACATCGCTAAGCACCGACCCTTCCACCTAATGTGTCGTAAATGTGGTATAATAGGTGGGGATGGTATTCAAGAAAGGCGAAGCCCGCCCCCGCGCGTGGGTTCAAGCGGCGAGGGAAGCCCGGTGGACGGGGCACACTTGCCCGCTCCTTTGGCGGTCCTGCCTCCTGTGCAAGCGGGTATGGTACCCGAAATGGCCAACCAGCAAGCCTCGAAGGAACCTGAAGACCCATCATCTATGCAGCAATCTGTGGTTCAAGGGGGAACGGAACACCCGACGCCAGAATATGGACCGGGACGGTTATCTACAAGTGTCAGTAAACGGGAAAGCGATGCGGGTCCACAGGTTAGTAATGATGTGGCACCTTCATCGACTGTTAGAGTCGTGGGAGCAGGTGCATCACAAAAACGGGGACAAACGGGACAACCGTCCGGAGAATCTCGAAGTGGTCATAGCCTCCCACCATCACGGAGCCGTGCGTTGTCCCCATTGCCTTCAACATTTCCAACTGCGGTAGTCTGTCGGCATCAATGGAACCGGAAGCAACAGACACCTAGTAAAGACACCATCAAGGCGTGCTTAGGGTTCTTACTGGCTGAGATGCAAATGGTCCAGCCTCAGAAGGTGATCCTGTTAGGGGCTACAGCCGCGAAGGAAGTCCTGAAGTTGAAGGGCAACCCGAGTCAGTCCAGCCTGGTCAACCGATCCTCCACCGGCTACTACGCAGCGCCCTCCGGTCTGTGTTCCTTTGACGCTTTGACGTTGTACCACCCGGCCTTCTTCTTACATAACCGGACCGCTCGGTATGTCCAGAAGCAAATCAATGACTGGCAGCGCGCGTTGAGGAATTTCCTGGGCGCCGACCTGCCACACTATCCGATTGAGAAAGTGGAGTGTAGCCTTCATGGTCAATGAACCTTACCCCAGCGCCAACGATGAGGCGGACGCAGCGCTCACACAACAGGAGGAACTTCATGCTGAAGCCGCGGCTCGGGCCAAAGCCTTTCAAACCTGGTGGTCAGGTCCCTTTGGTGACACCTATCGCAATCTCCATAAGAAGGTAAGCAAGGCAGAGGCTCAAGACGCCTTCCGTGCCGGCTGGACTGCAGTAGTGAACGCACTAGACGAGATGGGCGACGGCTATGAAGCCAGCCTTTACCTGCCCGCTACTGACGAATGACCCGTCTCACGATCGACCTCGAAACTCACAAGCCAGAGGGATTTGTCGCCAAGAAGAAGAAGGACGAGCGGCCGGACTTTCGGATAGATGAGGTCGATCGCTTTGGTTGGCTGGCTGATGGGGCTGATACGGCTTACTGGTCTGAGGATGCCTGCCCCATGCCGATGGACATTCGTGAGTACCGGTATCACAACGGGGTGTACGACCACGGTATCCTTCATCGCCTGGACCCCATCAACTTCCCCCTCCACAATATAGATATAGAAGACACGATGGCCCTGGCTTATTCTCTGGGCGAAGAGGACTTGAGCTTGAAGGGTCTCATGCAAAAGCATCTGGGCGTCAACACCGTAACGTACACTCAACAAGAACTAATCGGCACCGACCAATATCACGCTCAGGACCTATGGGGTACTCGTAATCTTCATCCAAAGTTGATGGAGCGTCAGCGTGGCCGAGCGTATGACATTGACCGGGCCTTGATTCCTGCCCTAATTGACATGAGCTTCCGTGGGTATGTGATTGACCATGAGCGGCTTGATGCTGGCATCGCCCAGGCTGAACAGACCCGTGATCGCTGCCAGGCTCAGTTCGACAAGCTGATGTTCGGCGAGGAGGTACTGAAGTCCCGGCGCAAGAAGGTCACGAAGGCTCGGGGTCTAGAGTACGTCGAGAAGTTCGGCCCGCCTGACATCGGATCTCCTAAACAACTTCAGCAGTTTTTCATGCGGGAGTCCGCTGATGAGGAGACGCTGAAAGAGATCGAGCACCACGACGCCAACGACCAGGCCGGCCAGGCTGCCATGTGGATCCGTAAGTACAGGAAAAGTAACACGTTACTCACACGTTACTTCTATCCTAATCAAGAGAAGGACACGTTGACCGGGCTGTTCAATCTCACGCCGCAAGATAATGAACAGACTGGCGGGATGGATGGCGGGACTGAGGGCGGCCGGCTGTCCAGTGAGCGTGATAACATGCAGAACCAACCGCCGGAAATGCAACGTATCCTTCGGGCCCCGGAGGGATTCACAATCCTCCACCCAGACTACAGTCAGATCGAACTTCGCTTTGCCGCGGAGGTTAGCCAGGACCCGTATCTCCTGGAAGTCTTCAAGCCGGGGAGCACACGTGACCTTCACATGGAGACGCGGGACTTCTTCCGGCCGTTCCTTCCTGGTTGGTGTAACTGCGGGCCGGTCAAGTGTATCCACCGAGATCAGGCCAAGCGGTTCAACTTCGGCGTGTTGTACTTTGGAGGCCCCATGTACCTCGCTTCCGTTATGGGTGTGTCTTATGCTGTGGCTGAGATGTTGCTTAACGTCTTGCGCGAACAATGGGCTGTCTTCTTTGCCTGGGCCGAGCGGCATTGGCTTGAGGTTCAGCGACACGGGAAGTCCATGCTCCCTGAACCCATCTGTCAGATCCGGAACGTCCCCCTCGTCGGGAATATTGAGCACTCTAAGAAGCTGGCGATCAACCATCCGATTCAAGGCTCAGCCGGCTACCTTATGAAGCACGCTCAGACCCGACTGTCCGAGGATGGGTTCCTCCTCGCTAACCAAATTCATGACGCCTCACCTCTATTCGTCCAAGACGACATCGACTTGGAGTTGCCGAAGGCCAGGATACGTGAGATAATGGAAGGTACGGCGAGAGAGTATCTGCCGACTGTAGGAGGTCCAGTGGAAATCAAAGACAGCGTGTATTGGAGGGACTAACGATGTTTAAGAGTTAGGCGTTACAGGCAGCCGAGAAGCGCATAGCCGCTTTGGACGAGGCGTTGCGGTGGTGCTCTGGTAGTGCAGACTTCGGCGTCAGCGGTAAGGCCCGTAGCGGCTGGCTAAAGATCTGCCAGCCCTTGTTAGCTGAGAGCGAGTAACGCCTATTGACATAGCCAGTCGGACCAAGTAACATTGTGAAGTAAGTCAATTCGAGAGGAGAAATTCAGATGTCCTACAACCCAAACGCGGCCCCCAAGCCTGAGCCGCGGACATTCAAGAACATCGGCAAGTGCGTCGCCAACCGGATCATCTCCCTTGCGACTGCCGTTGCAGAGGGCGTCATGCGAGAACTTCCGGACGGTGAAGATGCCGGCGCCCCGTATTGGGACCTCCGCTACGAGGCCCTGGATGCGGTGCTCGATACCGGTGGTGCCTACACCATCAGGTCCGGATGCAAGCTGTTCACCAAGGAAGGCAAGATCCAGGACAATACGCAGCGCCCGTTCCAGATCGGCAAGGCGTATGCCGCGCTGCAAATCGACGTCTTCCCCGGCGATCCGACCGGCGAGTTCGATAGCTGGTGTGCTGCTCATGGGCAGGACACGATCGGTGCGAACCCGAACGCGCAGGACATTGTGGGCAACGTCTTCAGCCTAGAGAAGCCTGGCTTCGATCGTGACAACGACAAGGACCGCAACCGCTTCGCCGCACCGCTGCCGACTGCTGAGCTTGGCGCTGCCTTCGTCTTCGCTGACGAGCAGAACGTCATCCCGACCCAGGCTGGTAGTGGTGGTAACGAAGATGGTCAACAGGCTCCCGCGACTGCGAACTTCGTGGACATTCTGACCAATGAGGACGCGCTGGCGAAGGTCCTCACGGCCATCGACGGTGAGCCCGACGACAAGCTGGACGATGCCTTGCTGGCGGCTGGTGTGAGCCATCAGTTCCAGATCAACGGCGAGTCTGTGATGGGCGCCGCGGTCTCCCTTACGCTGCGTCATTCATTACAGGTGGCTGGGAAGCTAGACGTCCCAGCAAGCGCCTAACTTAGACGGCTGAAGCCCCCATGAGCCGCACGGTATTAACAGGGGGCGTTTAGATTGACGAGGATGTCAGGAGTAGCGTAATAAATTTCCTTCTCCTGGCTCCTCCAAGATGGACCTACCCCTGTGAAGGGTATAGGGTACACTTCGTCACAGCGATACGTGAGCCGGGTCCATCTTGGAGGAGTAACCATCCTAAATTGAGGAGAGGAGGAGACCAGTGGTTAACTGGACCAACAAACACGGAATAGACTCCGTAATCGCAGAGGCGATTATGAACGATGACTACGAAGCCGTCGGGGACATCAGCGCCACGGGTCTCCTGAAGCCTCCACAACTGGCGATGCTGGAACAACAGCATGAGGGTGAGATCGTCGCGGATGTCGGGGACTTCCTTCGGATCTTCATTGGCCGGGCTGTTCACGACTACATTCTCAAGCAGAGTGGTTCCGCGCCTGAACGTCGTCAAGAAGAACGTCTCACCTGGGAACTGGACGGCTGGGAGATCTCTGGTCAGTTCGACGTGTACTACGGAGACACCGCTACCCTCAAGGACTACAAGACAACCTCGAAGTGGGCGTACATTTACGGCCGGACGGATTGGGAAGCGCAACTCAACATCTATGCCTACCTCGCCCAGAAGCACGGCCTTCAGGTGGACAAGTTGCTGGTGGTCGGGCTTCTCCTGGACTGGACCCGATTAGATGGGCTTAGAGCAGACATGCCTCCTATCTCTTACGGTGAACTGTCATACCAACCGTGGTCAATGGAAGTGACCGAGACTCTCATTCGGAACCGCATCGCCGATCACAAGCGGGCTCGGGCTGGACACGCTCGTGAGTGCCGGCCGGAAGAACGTTGGGCTCAACCCGAAGCGTTCGCGGTTATGAAGCACAAGGCCAAGCGTGCCTTCCGAGTCGAAGCGAGCCGGTTCAAAGCTCAACAGTGGCTTGACAAGATGAGCCCGGTGAAGGCCGGCGAGTACAAGATCGTCCACCGGCCAGGAGTACAGACCCGGTGTGAGAGCTACTGTCCTGTTGTCAAATGGTGTGAGCAGGCAAAGAAGTTAGGAGTAGGTCAAGATGCCGAAGTCTCCCCCGCCTGATCGTATCTGGCTTTAGATAGGCGACGAGGATCCAGTCTCACCTGATTGGGCCGAGACTTCCTGGTGTCAAGAACGGATCAACGCTGATGATATCGAGTACATCCGGGCAGACCGGATCCTGGCTTTAAGAGAGGAGCCTAATGCCGAACAAGAAAAGTCGTAACAAGACCAACCCGCCCAATCCTACCGCGGCTGAGTCTAACGTCAAGCCTGAAGACAATATCACCCGCTTGGTCAAGAACAAAGACGGTCTTCTGGTCCCCGACGATCAGGTCAAGGAAGACTGCAAGCACACGGAGGCTGCCAAACGATACACCTTAAAGGAACTAGGCGACCTTGAAATGGTGTGTGGGGATTGTGACGAGCTTGTTATGATCCGTACCATGAACTTCGTCGTCTTGACTGAGGACAAGATGGTCGAGTTTAAGGAGAACCTGGCAAAGATGGCAGCCTACGCTGAGCAAGAGGCCAAGCGTAAGAAGCTCGGGCTGATTGTACCTGGGCAGGAAGGACAGCCGCCGGCATGACGATCGTAGTGGACATCATAACTATCTTCCTCATCGTCGTGTTCCTCTTCGGGTTGGAGACATTAATCCGGCGTGCCCGATTCTACTGGAAGAGTCGGCGAATCCGTCGTGAAGCTTTACGGCGCCTGTTCAGGTTTCCCCCGAAGCACAACCTACGATGATTACCCTCTCATTCTGGTCCGGTTTCTTTTGGGGGATTGTCTTCCTACACTGGACCGAACTACATTACGAAAAGGAGAACCCCCATGTCATTAGAGATTAGAGAACGAATCCTGTCCCAAGAAGTCCGTATGGTCGTGCCGATCGCAAAGGTTTGGCAGGAGTACGACTTCGACGCGCTTAACCCAGAGGCGGAACCGGACGCGCCCTTCGCTGAGATCAAGGCGGCGCCGGCTGTTCGCCTGGTGCTTACCTATTTGGAAGAGCACGAGCTTACGTTGCTCAGCCTCACAATTCAAGAAGGTGGGGTCAGTCCGGGGCATGATTATGCGGCGTATGTCATCATCGCTGATGTGATGCCGATTGATGAGGCTCCCTGGTAATGTCAACCTGGCAGCCTACCCATTTCAAACCTGGTGACGCCCCGCCTACTACGTCTGGTGGGATCATAATTATTTACGGCTGGCCGGGAGTCGGCAAGTCCTGGTTCTGTATCAACTCCTGGGGCGTCGCCTCGCCTCTCTGGTACGCCAACTTCGATCGGTCCGCGGCTCACCTGATCTCAGAGTACCAGGGCGCCGAGGGTGTCCACTACGCTGACTTCACGGCGCTGTCCAAAGCCCAGGCTGAGACCGCCTGTGAAAAGCTCTTGTCCATGCGGAACGCTGCGGTCAATGCCGGCAAGGGCATCTTCGTGCTGGACAACTTTGCAGCGGCGAGTGACCTGGTGTTGATGGCGAAGTACGACAACAACAAGAACGGTGCCTTGGCCTACGGGCCCGTCAACAACTGGTGGCGCGACTTCGTGCTGGGCCTTGAAGCGTCTGGTCTCTGGTGTCTGATCACAGCCCCGCCGAAAGAGATCTGGCGGTCTGTTATGAACAAGAACACCGGGAACATGACCGGCCAGGCGACAGGTCTCTATGATCCCGAGGGTTGGAAGCACATCGAATTTCACGCGATGGCTGAGTTATGGTTGTATACCAATCGGCCGGCTGGCGCCGCTGAGATCCCGGTAAGTGCCGGTGCTCAGTTGATGGAGGGTGTAGAGTTCTCTCAGCGACAGGCGTTGGAGTTCAAGGGCCAGGTCCAGATCGCCAAGAAGCGGCCCATGATTGAGGGTGTAATCTTGACCAATCCGACATTGAAGCTGTTGCTCAAGGTGATGAAGGAGCTACCAGCCGATGCGTAAACCAACTTCCGTTCGGGTTGCCATGTCCTATCCTACTTGTTGGGAAGAGATCTATCCCGCCTGGTTAGAAGCCCGTGAGTTCGGTGCTCCCATCTCTGCTCATGTCTCTGTCCCCCCTAGTTATGAGGACGGATTCATCAGGTTTCTTCAAGTGACGTGGGGCCGATGACCTCCTACTCCGACAAGCAGGATTTCATCGGCCGTAAGAAGCGCCAGCGCAAGCCGCGGGACATTGTAATGGACACCCGCGAGCCTGACAACATCACTGAACTTCTCCTTAATGGTGGAGGGTATACAGTTGAACGGAGGGCCTTGAAGGTAGGCGACTATGCCTGGGACCTGAAGCCGGCCAGCTACCTTACTACGAGGCTGGCTTATAGGTACATAGTTGTAGAGCGGAAGACCCTGGCTGACTTGCGCGATGTCCCCCGCCTGATGGATCAAGTACGCCGGATGCAAGTTATCATCCACTCCGAACCGGCTGGCAGCCAGACCTTATTCATCATCCTGCTTGAGTACCGCTTCGACAGGGACCGCAAACGGAAGTGGTCAGATTATGCCATCCGCAATGCGAAGTTGTCTTTGCAGCTAGCCGGTGTTAAGATAGCCGAGTGCGAGGACAACGGGATTGCAGATGCCATTGATAAACTGTACCAATGGTCGAACAAGAACAAGCACGAACTAATAGGAGGAGACTGATGGAAGACATTTGTTGTTGTGGTCACGTCGAGGACGAGCATGAGTGCGGAGGCGCTTGTACTATCGAGGGGTGCCTGTGCTGTGGTTATGAGGAAGAGTAAGTGACGGCGACTAACATCTGTTGGTGTGGACATCAGAAGACAAGGCATTACGCAGATGGTATACCTCATTGTCTAGTAACGAACTGTTCCTGTATAGATTACAGAGCGACGTCCAAATGATAACCAATTGGTTCGTCTTCATCTCGGGGATGTTTATGGCCCTGGGAGCGATCTACGCCCTGATGTCAGGTGAACCGAAAGTCGCTATCCTGAGCGGCTTGTACGCAACAGCGAACGTAATCATATCCATGATGAAAGGCTAGGAGGAGAACGATGAACGAGGCCAGTCCCATGCGCGGTGAAGAAGAACGTCCGCCTCTGGGTGCTGATGAGGCTGCTGTTCACGCCGGCATCCGTGCGGAAGATATGCACGCTTCAGAGCATGATCAGGTAGACCACCCTACCCCAAGAATCACGACGGCGATCTCGGCGGAAGACCGCGCGAAAGCTATGGGTGCTGACGAGCTTCCACAGGAGCCCACTGACGATGATCGTGCGGCTGAGCTTCACGATGCTGAGATGGCTGAGAGGTTTGGTCCAGAAGACCCCGGGCCAATGCCTGACGACGCCAAGCGTTACGTCGCTCCTGATGGCACCCCTGGTGATCCGATGCCTCCGAATACCAAGCGCTATTCTTCCAAGACTGGCACAGAGGGCGGACAGCGTGCCGACGACAAGGACAAGATCCGCTTCGACCTGATCCCGCCGTGGCCCTTCTTCCTGCTCGGTCAGGTCTACACGATCGGTGCCAACAAGTACGGCGACGATAACTGGAAGAAGGGGATGTCTTGGATGCGGATGGTAGGTTCCATGAAGCGCCACCTCGAAGCCTTCATCATGGGTGAGTCGATGGACCCCGAGGATGGTCAGCACCACCTAGCTTCCGTAGCCTGGGGTGCCTTTGCTTTGATGGAGTACGAACTGTTCAGGCCGGAGTTCGATGACCGGCCGGTTAACGTGTTGGCGATCGCTCGTGCTCTGTATGAGAAGGCGCAGGAGAACAACCCTGCAGCTACACATCCAGCATCCCATGAATTCGGCGGAGGCGATCCGGACGAGCCGGGATCAGCAATTGATCTAGCCGCGCCGGAGTTGACCTACGACGAGAAGGAAACGATTGACAAGGCTCGGGCACTTCTGGCTGACAAGAGTGCGGCCGCGGCTGAGTACCTCAATGCCGGCATACCAGAGATAGACCCACAGGCGCCGGCTGATGAAGTCGAGCCCCCCGAAGACCTGGCCGCTGAACTTGCGGAACGCCCGAACGTCATGGAACAGATGGCCGGCGACGATGATCTCACCGACGACGAGAAGGAACTTCTCCGCCGGGCAGAAGAAGTACGAGCAGCAGAACCGCCTGAAGTCAAGCTGAACCGAGCAGATCGTCGTCGTCAAGCAAAGGAAGATCGTAAGAAGAAGCCTGCTCCTCGTGTAGCTCCGGGGACTGGCCCTGATCAGGAAGGTATGAGCGTGGGACAGACCCGCTTTGATGAAGTCCGCGGGCGCCGAAGGGGGGCTTAACATGAGTGGTCCACGAATCTACGCAGCCGGTCCCATCGCCGGTCAGAGCTACAAAGGCGCTACCGATTGGTACGATGTTCTCCGTGCGGGTATCCCTGAAGCTGAAATCATCGTACCCATGCGCGGGAAGGGCTGGGCCAAGCGCATCAAGAAGTTCAAGGCGAGAGATTACAAAGAGGACTTTCGCTTGAACGATCTGAACGCAGCCGTCTCCTCAGACAACGGGATCTTCTCTCGGGATATGTGGGATGTGAAGCGTGCGGACCTGGTGTTCGCTAACCTGACCGGCGCTGATGAGGCTGAGAAGGTGAGCATCGGTACGGTCTGTGAGATCATTGCGGCTCAACTCTTCGGCAACCTGTCTGTTGTCGTTGCTAAGAAACACGGGATGCACGATCATCCCTTCATCCGGCAAGCTGCCTGGGTGTACGTCTATGACTTTGACGATGGGATCGCGGCGGCCAGGATCGCGTTGAACTTGCCAGAGGAGGTTGAGTAGTGCCATACATTAACGAAGAGGGTCGTAAGTTTCTTGACCCCAAACTAGATGAGATCTACACTCATACGCCGGGGGAACTGAACTACGTTGTCACCAGCCTCGTAGACGCCTACATCAATTCTCATGTCGAGGACCCCAACTACGCCCGCTACAACGAAGCTATTGGGGTATTAGAGTGCGCGAAGCTCGAACTTTACCGCCGGCTGGTAGCTCCCTACGAGGACAAAAAGATCCTTGAAAACGGAGACGTTTTCCGTTATACTGTAGACACGAAAGAGAGGAACGAACCCCAATGAAATCCATCCTAAACAAGCTCCACGCCTTTTTCATTACAGGCTGGGTGCCGATCGAACTACGTCTCCGCATTGGCCGGGTGTACGTCAGTTTTACCTTCAGTAAGTTAGACGTCCGATCCCCGACGATCGGCGCCACAATGACAGCCGACCTCCGCCGGTCAACGTTCTTCTTCATCCTGGAAGCCTATGCTGGTGTTATCGGTTTGTCTGTGGACGCCTATACCAAGCCTAACCCACTCATAAGGGACGGCGAGGCCACTGTCGAGAACGCAGCCAATTAACTAATGGAACTACGCGAGTTCACCCCCACGGTAGGGAAGTCGCTCCTCCTCCCCCATAAAGAAATCGTCTTGTGTCCGCTAGGTGACATCCAACTCGGAGCACCAGGGTGCAAGATCGACCGTTTGAAGAAGCACATCAAGTGGGCAGAGGGGCTACGAGCGAAGGGCGCCGAAGTCTATTACGTTGGAATGGGTGACTACGTTGACGTTGCCTCTCCCTCAAATCGTAAGATCCTGAAGAAAGCCTTTGTGGATCTCTACGACTCGGCTAAGCTCATGTTCGATGATGCTGCCGAGAGGCTCTTGGGCGAGCTACAGAAGGTCCTGGCGCCTACGAAGGGCCACTGGATCGGTTTGCTGTCCGGGCATCATCTGTATGAGTTTGAGGACGGCACTAATACTGACACACGCCTGGCTCAATTCCTCGAAACGACCTACCTTGGGGATAGCGCGATGGTCCATCTCCGCTTTGGGAAGACAGGCTCGACAAGTGGCGCTACTGCTAAGCTCTGGCTCCACCACGGACAGGGCGGCGGGCAAACAATCTCGGCTGCACTCAACAAGATCATGCAACGGGCCGTCCCGTATTGGATGGCGAACCTCTATATGATCGGCCACTATCACACGAAACAAGCCATCCCGATTCCCTGGATCGACTCTTACGTGACCCGCGATGGTGACGTCAAGTTGACTGGCACGACCCGCTATCTCGTCTGCACAGGGGGTTGGCTGGCCGGCTATGAAGAGGGCACCCATGACGGTGCTAAGGTAGCCAAGGGGAATTACATCGAGAAGGCCATGCTGTCTCCTCACACTCTCGGGGCGCCGGTCATCTTCATCCGGCCGGTGAGGGAACGTAAGGACGGACGATCAACTACGCGGATTGATATCAACGTATCCGTTTGAGATGACTGAAGCTCACACCCTCCGCGGCGTAGTCCAGGAGATCATAGAGGAGGAGGCCCTGACAGCCAAGGCTCAACGGGCTGCGCGGTTTGCCCCTCGTATTGAGCTAGACCCCTGCTCAGCCTCGCCTACGGGCGCCCACCACTGGATGTACAGGACTGGCGGGGCGGCATCTAAGCGGAAGTGTGAACACTGTGAGGAGAAGAGATGAAGGATCACTACTGTCTCCATAATAAGCGGGAACGTAAGCAGGTATTCAAAGCCCTGCGCGATGACCTCTTTTACTGGCGGGAATCCCTCCTCTTGCGGGCCTGGGACTTTACGCTTGTGGAGGTAGATGAACGGCCACCACAGGTAAATCGTACAATCGAACTCCCGCTCCTCTACGCCCGGACCTATAGTGATCCCAACTACAAGGAAGCTCGGATCGAATTATTTGTGGATACTGAGGGGTGTACTACCAAGGGGCAGATCGAGTTACTTACGTGCCATGAGATCCTCCACGTCATGCTCTCTCCTGTAACCGATGCTTGGGAGACTGCCCTACGACAGAAGATCGACGCCGATCAGTTTGCGTTTGTTAAGCCTCTCCTCTACGGACCCGAGGAAGGTGTCTGCCAGGACCTAGCGTTTAGGCTGGTGGAGCTTCGTCGGAATCAGAAGCCGGCTCGGAAGAAGAAGGCTCGTCCGAGGAAGGCCCCGGCGGGATCTTAAACAGCCAGTAGTCCATCCGGTCCATCATCCGCTCCACGCTCCTGTTCAATCCATCCGCGGATTCGGTCAGGTGTTCCAGGTGATTCGTCAGCACGTTCTCCACCAGAGCCAGGGCTTTGATCGAGAACTTGTAGAGGAAGAAGAACAGCGCAGCCATCAGGCCCACAGCACCCCCCTGGATGATGATTTGGATTAGCGTTGCGTCTGGCATGATGGTTCCTTTCGCGTTAAGCCGGCAGTTTCAACATGGCGCTGGCCCGAGATACGTCTATTGCTGAGTAAGCTGCGGCAGGGAAGGGATCGGCCAGTCCCCCGGCTACTAAAGCTGTCTGACCAGTCTTCATAATCCCTAATTCACGACAAGCACTACCAACCGAACCTGCTATTCCAGTTGCGGGTGTTGTATAAGCATTAGAGGTATCAATACCCTTAAAGTAACAACCATCGTCAGTGACGTAGACGATCCAATAGAAGCCCGTTTCCAGGGTGATGTTTACTGTGATGGTAGCAGCGCCAGTCGCAGCAATTGAGACTGTTCCGCAATCCTGCTTCAAAGTGCCGGGTAGGTGATCGCTTCCGGGGTTGTAAATCCCTAGGCGGACGAGCTTGCCCCCGGCACCTGCGGTTGTTACATGAACACCAATTGCTGTGTACGTGGTATCCTCATTAACGTAAATCGGGTGAGCGGTAAGCCAACCAGAGATCATTTGTATGGGCGTGGCGCCGTTGTTGTTCCAGCCTGGCCGGCACCATTGACTGGCAGATGCCGGGACAGGAGGCATTTCAACGCCGCCACCTCCGGCCCCGGCCGGAATTGAGTAGACCCCGGTCCCGTCCAGGTACTTCGTAGCATCGTTCGGGTACTTCGGCGTCAAGCCATGCTTTGATGTGCTAGCGTTCAGATCCGTGTTATCATCTGGCACCGTAAAGTCATCCAGCTTAACGGTCTTGGCGGCTATAACAGCCTTGGCATCTGTGTACGGAACAGTGTACCCGCCGACCCCGTTAAAGAACAGAGTGGCGTCGTTCGGGAGTTTCGGCACCAACCCGTGCTTCGTGCTGCTAGCGTTCAGATCCGTGTTATCATCGGGGGCTGTGAAGTCGTCCAACTTGACAGTCGCGGCCGCAGCTTTAGCCGCAGCATCGGTGTACTTTATGTGGTGAGGGGCGTTATCACCCAAAGCCCCATGATTTGCCGAGAGATACGAAGCGTGGTGCGGGGTAGGCGTAACGCCATGCGTATCCGGTATAGCCCCGGCCGCAATCAAACCGTCTTTGTGGAGAACACCGTCTGCCGTAACGCCTGCGTCCACATCCTTCTCATTGATGACGTCAACCTTGAGCGTCTTGGCGCCGTCGATCGTAACATCCCCAGTTAGGTCAAGTGTGGCTTCACCCTCAACAGCCGTGATTGCTTGGGCGTCTGTGTAACCACCAGCCGGAGGGTTTCCCAACTGAGATGTCATCTCGAATAGATTAGTACCCGTAATGAAAACGACCTCAACAATGTGCGAGGCTTTGATGTCACCCGCGACTAGAACAACATTCCCGTGCTTCTTAATCGCCTTCGGGCCTTGACCGTTGACGTTCAGTGTAACCGGCCCTGTATTAGTGTGTTGAGCACGGAAGTGGAAACGTTGTCCCTGGGCATAGGCGGTAATGGCCGGGGAGGGTGCGATCGCTATGGCGTTGGTGCCTCCACCCGAGGCAATCGCATAGAGCCTGGGCATGTCAGGAGTAAGCAAATCGTGGTGAGTCCCTGTATCATTCACAATGAAAAACTCATCGGCTTTGGTATACAGGATCCAGCGATTTGTAGGCGGTGTTTCGGGTGAGTAAAGGATCTCACCCAGGACCAACATGTCCTGCATCGTACTGTATTTCATTTTCAGATCGGCTATTTGCTCGTCAAGCGGAACAGCGCTACCGGAAGTAAAGCCTGAATCAGCTTCTTCGTCGCCGGGGAGTTTTACTATGTCAACCACTTACAGGACCTCAACCAATCTAAGACTCAACGAGCCTTCAGGGACGTTCATGCGCTGGGCGTCCTCTGCGCTGATGACCGTGCTGTCAACCAGGTAAACGGTACGTTCATTCTGGTACGGGTCCTTGAAGGTGAGGTTAGCTGTGTTCGCATAGCCCAGGGCTTCCAGGTCAGTCCGGAGTCCCGTGCCCAGGGCGTGTGAGCGCGTGCCACCAGCCTTACGAGCAGCGACAGCTTCAACCACCATCGTAATCAGGCGTACCTTATCAGGGATCTCTTTGCCTTCAATCTCAATACCTGTGATCGTAGCGGGGTTCCAATCCATCTCGTAAACGTCCCCGTCCAGTTGCCAGTCCAGTTGCCATTCAATATCAAAACCGACCTGGTTAATCGTGAATGACGTCTCGAAGGGGGCGGCTACTTCGGTGTTTTGAATCGTACCAATTTCGGCGAAGTCGCCGTCGTCACACCGGATGTCAACGTCGGCTGTACCTCCGCGCTCACCCGACTCCCCGAAGTTGTAGCCTCGAACGGTCAAGCGGCTAAAGAAGCATTGGTTGCGACTCGGCCGGAAGTACCGGCCTGACGTAAAGGCCGTAGTGATGGAGTCAGCTACAAAGCCGCCTTCCCACTCTGCACTTCCCTCTTCAAGCCCAAAGAACCGGCTGCCGTCTATTCGGATCAGCTTCGTAACATCGGTGTCGGAGCCGCCACCAAGGAGCAACCACGGATTGCCTGAGCTATCAATGTAAGGAAGCATGACGGTATCACACTCTATTCGTTTCGTTCCGCCAAGGATGTGAGGGGTAGTGATTTCAGCGGCGCCTTCTAATTTGATGTAAGGGTGCCAGGCATACGCACCGGGTCCCGGACGAGAGCCGGGTTCTTTTACACCAACCCAGACTACCATGTATTGATCAATCCCCCCCGACCAGACATCCCCATTGCGAGTCCAGTCCAGTGAATAGTGATAACCAAACACCCACAAATCGCCGGTCGGTGCTTCTACCATATCCATGATCCGTATTTTTGGGGGTAGAGCTAGAGGATTCGTATTAGGACCAATGGGAGCCCCGCCCCCACCGGACAACCAGATCATGTTACCTCTCCCGGCCAAACCTGCGATCAAGCCGCCTGCGCCACCGATAAGAGTGCTCAAGTTTCCTTGGCCGGCTGAGAGGGCTCCGAACTGCGGCGTCATATTTTCAGGAATACCACCAGGGCCGAGGACAAAGAGACCATCGGGCGTGCCGACTACCGGAACCCCGCCCAGAAGGGCCAGTTGTATCCCGGCTGGACCGATAGTAGACAGGGCATCAAAAGCGCCCATGATAACAGGCGTGGTCCAGTTACTAGTCGTCGTGTACGTCGCGTTAATGTCGCAATTTGAGAGACCAACCTGACCCCGAGCATCAATACTGACTTTGTAGATGCGTCCTTGACCAATCACAATAGCGTGTGCAGGCAGGGCTGTCTTCGGCCCCACACCAGCATAGAGGACTTCATTGAATTCGGTCCCACAAGGAATCAGGTACTCTCGCTGTGAGCTTCGGACCAGTTGAATAGGATTGGCCTTGTTCGTGAAGCCATCAGTTTTGCCTACCTGATCTCCGACATCGTTGCCGGTGCCGCCGTTAGTAACCTCAGCATTACTACCCCAACCACCACTATCTTCAGCTAAAGACGTACCAATTAAGGCGAATTGTCGGAGTCGATTCGGGACGTTATCGCCGCTGGCCCCTTCATACCGGACAAGTACAAGGACGTCCGTGTTGACTTCATCATAAGCCATACCTGCAATGCCGTACTGATTCAAAGACGCTCCGGTGCAGTCCAATGTAATGTACTTGTTACGCTGTGCCGCTGGCCGGATCTCGCCTGGAGTCAGACAGTCAATGTTGATGGCGTTGTTGTACCATCCATTCTGAATGTACTTCGGGATGAAGCCTCCCTTATGCCAGGTGTCGAACTTCTCTACGAAGCGGATGCCGTCCTGGGGATCCAGGAGATCGGCGCCATCACCTACCTGTTCCTGATAAACTATCTCCCCACGCTCGTCAGTAGCGATACGCAGGTTGACAGTTGTAGAGGCGCCGCGGAGTTCGACATCTTGTTTGACGGACATCTAGTTAAGCTCCCCACGCTCCCAAACTGAGGAGGACTTGGCGAGCTTCCGGTGGTGCTCACGGATGCGGTGGTTGAACGTTGTCTGCCACACGCTTAACGTGCCCAGGTATTCCGACTTGCTCGCCTTGGGAATCTCAGGGTGCTGCACCAGGAAGCGTAGGACCTGAACGATAATCGACGCCTTCGCCAGTTCATAGGGAGCGTTGACGGTTGCGACGTCTAAGGCGTTCGTGGTCCCGACTGTGAATTGGTTTTCAGGGAGGAGGAGGGCTAGTTCGCCCACACATACCCGCTTGGGTGTCCAGAGCCGGACGGTGCGGTCTGCTTGAAGTGCTGAAATTGGGACGATCCGCTGGTGCCGACCGATCGACATGACCCAGGCCATCGGACTCCACATATTACAGTCAGCAGCCGCGGCGGCAAAGGTTACGCGCACTTTGTTAGTGCGGTTGGTCAGTTCAAGCTCGGCTGTAATTAACGTGTTTGCCGTAGCTGCGGCGGAGCCATCAATGGTAGCTGTGGTGGACCGTTCTACCGTCGTACCATCTGAGAGATACGCAGCGATCGTCATGGTGCCTGTGGCGCCGTTGAAAGCCTTTGTCCACATTGAGACCTTCAACCGTTTAGAGCCCGCGCCGACCCCGATGTCCTGGTAAATGCTTTCCCCAGCATCCAGTTGAACAGCATGAGCATAGTTGACCGGGACGATACGATCCAGAGCAGCGGAGACAGTCCAGTCTGCCGGACCATTGTCTCCCGTGGCCCACTGTGAAAAGTCCGCGTTACGGCAGAGATTGGCGCCAACGTTATACAGGCGCCGGAAGTGAGAGACCGCTGAGACGTCGGTCCAGTCGGTAAGGTCATAGTAACCCCGGCCATTCATAAGAAGAGGTTGAAGACTGATCTTGCGGATCCTCTGCAGTCCTTCATTGATAAGATACGGCCAGTGATTCAGAGCATGAAGCAGAGGCTCCGTGTGAATTTCGTAGTAAGGAGTTCCAGACAGACCAGAGATCGTACCGACCGTAAGTTTTTGTGTGGCCGGCGCGTACACTACGTTCTGTCGGAAGTGGAGGTCAGTACCGTCATCAACAAGGACCCCCGCCTCGTTGTAGCGTGCGGCGTCGTCCGCAGGGTCCATCCAGGAATCGTCGCTGGTGTCTAGGACCGTTGTTGTGGTGACAGACGTAGCGGTGCCGTACTTGACAAGGCCAAGCTCCCGGCCCACGTCCTGCCGATATTTTCGCAGTGAAGTGCTCATGTGTTTCCTATCTAACCCTTGATAGAGGGTTTATTCCCACCATCCAACCCGCTCGTTGTTATACTCTTCGAGTCAAGAGTGCTAGGCTATGATTGCTTTTTCGGAGCCGCCTTCCCCTTGGACTTAGGCTTGGCCTTGGACTTCACGGGATCACGCCGGGTTGCCGGACCGGGTGCTCGCGGAGCCGGAGGAGACAGACGCTTGGCTGGGCCGGGCACCCGCGGCTTGGAACCAGGTGCTCCAACGCCATAGGCTGACGTGCTCTTACCCGGAGCCCGGTTGGCTTCCTCACGCAGCGTCTTTGGCTGGTTCTCCGGATGTTCGGCTAGAGCCTTTGCATCTGCAACGCAGGTACAACGCCCAGGTTTCCCATTCGGCCCAACGATGATCGTATCGTGAGGATCTTCCGGAGATTGATGCCCCAGAGGCAATGCCGCCCAGTCGAATTCACGAGGGACGGTCCTAACCATTTCTAGTTGAACCTTCCCGTAAGCTGACAAACGAAGTCATCCAGGCCCGTCATGGCGGTCAGAGAACCAGCCACATACGAACCGATTAGAAGTCGTACAGCCGCGTGAGCCGGAACCTGGAAGGTTCGTGAACCTGCGGTGTTAGCCGGCGTCGCAAGCTGGTAGCCGAAGGCATAGACCGGGACTCCCTTTGCGAAGTCTTCCGTGTCGTTGCCCGTGTCGTCCCAGATCATCGGGAGACTAGCCGCAGCCGTTTCAGTGAGGATGTCAACGTAGTTGTCACCCCCGTCGATCGTGTACTTCAACTCGAATCCGATGTTGTGATCGGCGCCAGGGTCGGTGAACGTCAGGTCAAACGCGATGAAGATGAGTTCATCGATGATGCACGTACCGGGGCCTGTAGCAAACAGGTGTACCCCGTCGCCCAAGACCTTGCCAGCGACATCATAGTTGTCCAGGCTGTTCGTAACCCCATCGTACTCCGCGGAACCTAGGATCTGTTGGTTGCGAAATTTGCTCATGTGTTATGGTTTCCCTTCTGTGTGATGGATTCGGCTTACGAGCCGACGTGCATGCCGATGACGGACGCCTGAAGGTTGTCAAGGCCGGTTGTGGCTGCGAGCGTACCCGCGGCGTATGTACCGATGGTGAGCTTGACAAGTGCGTTGGCAGGACAGCGTACCGCAGGCGCAGCGTTGTTACCGCCGAACTTGTTGGTGCCGGTGTGCCCAGTGGCCGATCCGTTGCCCTTGAAGTCGAACATGAAGATCGGAACGCCGTCCGAGACGTCGGGCAGCGTACCTGCGCTGTCATCCCAGATGATGGGAGTGTCGGCCACAGCGATCTGCGTTCGCAGCGTGACGTATGTACTGTTGTCTAGCGTGTAGTTCAGCACATAACCAATGTGCCGGTCGGCGCCAGGGTCGGTGAACGCGACGTCCAGTAGCGTGATGACTACATCGTGGATCATGCAGGCTGCAAAGGTCTGGAACAAGTGCGTTCCGTCCCCAAGCACCTTGCCGGCCACGTCGTAGTTACCGAGAGCGTTAGTTACGCCGTCATACTCTCCGCAGCCTAGAATTTGCTTGTCGTTGAAAACACCCATTGTGTTAGTACCTTTCTCTCAGGGCTTTCACCTGATCCCCCGTCTCAAAGGGTTTATAGACCGGGCGAACCCTGCACCGGTAGGGGCCAGTTTACTCGGACTCTGGCACCGATGTTACTTTGATGTCGTTCGTCTTGCGACGAGGACGCGATTTCACTTGAGCGAGAGTGTCCCCGGCCTTGCCAATTCCTTGGCCTTGCTCGGGAACAATCTCTGTGAAGTTACTGGTGGACGGGTCGAGGCCATCGCGCTCTGCGAGGCCCTGCATGTCCTTTTCAACGGCAATGGCGTCTATGCCACCACCGTAGACCACACGGGTTGTACGGCCTTGTGCGTCCCGGAGGACGGCACTACGGACCGGTTCACGGACCACTGTTCCGGGGAACTGGCCTGATTCCAGGATTTCCGCAATGCCGCCTCCGTTCTTACGCATGATTGGCTTACGAGCCTACCGTAGCGTCAAGCTGGATAACCCATTTCGGGAACGCACCGAGGCGCGCACCGTAGTCGGTGAGAGAACGGACCAGAAGGCCGTCCCACTCAACTTCATCATAGGGCTTGGTGTCCCACTCCTGAGCGACTCCAAGGTGGAGAGCTTCAGTAGAGAACACGCCGCCGATTGACGGAGCCGTTACGGAGCCAACGGTCTGTCCGATATACCCGGAGACGAAGAACGGGACCCGGAGAATCACACCGAAGTATGAATCATCCAGAGACGGAGAGACGTCGATGATGGCCTGCAAGAAGTGAGGGATCACACGCGACTGGTCGTTGGCGCTACCCGAAAGAGCAGCTACCGCACCAAGCTGGTTTAGCATGTCCTCTTCCTGATAGACGTCGAGGACGCCTACGATAGGGGTCGGAGCCGGGCCACCGTCAGCGCGAGCAACGCCGCGAAGTCGGCGCCGGCACTCTGCGATGTGAGCCAGCGTGAAGGCAGAGTCGAATCCAGGGTTCTGGGTGCCGGAATCATCGAGAAGGGCCAACAGACGAACCTCAAGGGCTTCGGCCTGAGCCTTTGCCTGCTCCTGACCGCAGAGGGCCGCGAGGTCCTCACTCGGGAAGCGCAGGGCGCGGCCGGAGATGCGGTACAGGATCTTGAGCATGTTCGGGGTGAGGTCGATCGTGTCGATGCCCATTTGCTGGACAGTCGTGATCTCTTCACCATCTGTGTGGTCTTCAGCGATGAACTGGTTGGTCTGGAACATGATCCGTACACGGTCTTTACCGCGGGGGATAGTGTGCCGGACCACAAGGTTGCCCATCACGGCATATTCCATTTCCAGCACTTCCGCAACCGACGTGATAATCGGTACGATTTCGCTGAAATTGGCAATACTCGTGGTGGTGTCGCCAAATGCTGTAGTCATTGGTTGTTTCCTTTCAAGTTATTGGTGGTACGTGGACTGTAGGGTAAGAGAAAGCCCCCGGTGGAGTCACCTGGGGGCCTTCTATGTCGGTCAATCGGGGGAGGAGAAACCCGACGACGGAGAGGAACGAGTGCGGGGTTACGCTACTACGCGACCGCCGCGAGGAAGTCGTGATTTGATCTGCTCCCGGAAGTCCGAATCTGACATCTTGCCCTCGTGTCGCTGTTTTGCAGCGTCGTAGAGGGAAGTTGCCGCGGCCGCAGAACTGTTCGGGCCAGGCTGACGTTTGGTGCGCTTTGCCTTGGCACGATCGAGTGCGGTCGGATCGGGACTTCCTCCGTCTCCTGGTGTCTTCTCGGGGGGTTGACCCCCTTCGTTAAGGTACTTGACGCGCAACTGAGTGGCGTTGTTAAGCCACTTTCTGTACCCGTCAGCATTGATCGGGAATTCCGCCGCGTTAGTGAGGTCCACCAACGGGAAGTCTTCCTCGTCAAAGTCCTTAACGTCTCCGATGTCTCGGAAGAAGGCTTCAGCATCCTTTCGCCAACTGTCCTTAACCCATCGGTCGGCAATCTGCTCTTCTAGCTTGGCTACTACTTCTGCTCGGGTGGCATCCAGGCCCTTCTGTTCAAGGGCGTTAGGGACAGTCGGTGCCTCAGGCTTTCGATCACCTGGGAGCAGGACGTCCACATAGGGATTTGCCGGAGCGGGAGCAGCGGTGGGGTCGGCCGGGCGGGTAGGCTGGGTCACTTTCTCATAGTCGCTAAGCAACTCCAAGATTTTGGGGTCCATCTCCTTGTACCGGCCTGAAGACATCAGAGCACGGTTTCTGTCCATGCTGCTCTGCATAAGCGTCTTCGCCTTCGCTTCAGCTAGTTCGTTGAGCGTCGCACCATCCTTGGGGTCTCCGGGTGAATCAGCTGGGCCGGGAGAAGGTGTCCCTCCGCCTGGGGCCGGATCATCAGAAGTCGGATTGGGGTTCGGATCTACTGTCATCTTGGGACTCTTACCTTTCAGTCCTGGTCGGCTTTACCTGACAGGGATTGAACCTGCCGGATTGCCTGTTGATTACACCGTTATAACTATTGTAATCGAGACTGAAGCACTATGTCAATAGCTATAAGACAGTATTCGGCTCATAATCCATCAGATCCAAGATACGAGAGTGGACTTTCCGAGACTCAAGCACACACCAGAAGGCGAAGAAGGCCATACAAGCCGGCTTCAGAGGCCGTGGGACTTGACGGAAATACTGTGTGCCCGTAGTCAGATCAGACCAAAGCTCCGAAGCGATGAAGGCACAGGTCACGGCGCCGACGAAGCTAACACACCCAGAGAAGGCAGTTTTCTTGGGTGTATGTCGGATCATATATTCACCTTAATTCGTTCCTCAGTCCACGCAAACGTCGCCCCCTCCCCCCCCCCCCCCCCCCCCCCCCCCCCCCCCCCCCCCCACTCCGCTCGCCCGCCCTCTCTTCCTCCCCCCCCGCCCGCGCCCGAAGC